TATTCAACTGATTCAGTAAATTTTCCTAATGATTTAAGTTCTGTATTAGAAGCTTATTATAGAAATAATTCTACTACAACAAATCCACAAGATATTGCATTAACTCAAATTAGTAGATCAACTTATAATGCAACACCAAATAAATTAACTAAAGGAACTCCTTCTCAATTTTATGTAGATAGAAAAATTAATCCAAGTATTTATTTATATGCTACACCTAGTGCAAGCGTTTCAAGTACAACTACTCCTAGTAGTTATCAATTTTGTTTTTACTATTTAGCAAAAATAGAAAATCCAGGAGCTTATACAAATACTTCTGATGTTATAAATAGATTTTATCCATGTATGATGTCAGGTCTTGCTTATTATTTAAGTATGAAATTTTCTCCAGAAAGAACACCAGAATTAGAAAGAATTTATGAAAGTGAAATGATAAGAGCATTAGATGCAGATAACCAAGGCACATCTACATTTATTTCTCCACAAACTTTCTATGGAGATGGAGTATTATCGTAATGGGAGTTTTTGCAAAAGGAAAACAAGCGTTAGCTATTTCAGATAGAAGTGGATTAAGATTTCCATATACAGAAATGGTTAGAGAGTGGAACGGTTCTTTAGTTCACTATTCAGAATATGAACCTAAACAACCACAATTGGAACCAAAGCCAGTTGGTAATGATCCACAAGCTTTACAAAATCCAAGAGTTCAAGGAGACGATACTCCTCAATTAATTTTATTACAACCAGATCCTTTTGAAGTAGTTATATCAGGGGCTGATACATTCGTTAATGTTTATTCAATTGATCATCAACGATCCGCAGATTCTAAAGTAAGATTAAGAGGTGCGCCTTTAGTAACAGGAGCAGGAACAGGAGGAGGTGATGCATTAAATTTACAATCTTTTTCTCCTATCTCTGATATTAATGGAGTTACAGATATTGATGCAGCAGCAGGTCATACAATTGCTTTAGGTAAAATTGACTCGACAGGAACAATAACTAATAGTACAACAACAGATAGTTTAACAAGTCCAATAAATTATTTTCATTTTCAAAGTGCTGACACAGCCACAGCTGGAGGCAAAGGGGGCGGAAATAATTGTTCAGCTGGACCAGTAACATTGGAGGCAGTATAAGATGGCATACACATTAGCAAATTTAAGAACTGACATTAGAGGATATACGGAAGTATCCGATACAGTTTTAACTGATTCTGTTTTAGATACCATTACTAAAAATACTGAAAATCAAATTTTAAGATCTATTCCTACAGATCAGAATGCTCATTATGCTACTTCTAATTTAGTAGTTAATAACAGATATGTTACAATTCCTTCAGATTTAAGATCTATTAACTATGTTCAATTAACAGATGCCAATGGAAAACAAACTTTTCTAGAACAAAGAGATCCAAGTTTTATGGCAGAATATTATTCTACTCCAGATTCAGCGGCGGTAAGTATACCAAAATATTATGGAAATTGGGACGAAATTTACTGGGTTGTCGCACCTAGTCCTGATACTTCTTACAAAATTACATTAGCTTATAATAAAGAGCCAGTGAGTTTAACAGATGCGACAGTGAGTGGAACAGGTACGTATCTCTCAAATAAATATCAAGATCTTATTTTATATGGGGCTTTAGCAAATACATATGGGTACTTGAAAGGTCCGCAGGATATGTTACAATACTATCAGCAGCAATTTCAAAATGCTCTAACAACGTACGCAACTGAGCAAATCGGTTACAGACGCAGAGACGAATACGAAGATGGCATGATTCGTCAACAATTAAAATCTAAGTCGCCATCAAGTTACGGAGTTAATAATTAAGGAGAAAATAATATGGCAAACTATGTACCAGATCTAATGAAACCAAACCTTTTTAAAGGTAATTTCAATTTTTCTAGTGATACTATTTACATGGCGTTGTTAACAAGCATTGCAGCAGCAGGTTTTGCTCAAACAACTGCAGAATCTTATACAAGTGCAACAGCAGGACAAGTTGGTGCTGGAGGTGGTTACACTACTGACGGAATTAGTTGTGGAGCTGTATCAGTGTTAAATAATGGAACACAACCTCAATCAACTTTTTTAAGTTTTGCAGGAAACAATTCTGATGGAAGTGCAGCAACTGCAAATACAGTTAACTGGGTGGGATCAACTATTACTGCAGCTTACGGCTGTATGTATAAATATGTTGCACCTGGTGGAACAACAGCTAATCAGTACATTGTAGCTATCTTGGACTTTAGTGGATCAAAATCATCTTCAAGTGGAGATTTTAAAATTGTATTCCCTACAGTTACAACTGGCGCAGATGCAATTTTAAGTGTTACGTAAGGAAAAATTAAATGGCTTTGGTTTTAAATGATAGAGTAAAAGAAACTAGTACTACAACTGGCACAGGAACTTTAGATCTTGCTGGTGCGTCAACTGGATTTGTAACTTTTGTTGCAGGAATAGGAACAGGTAATACTACCTACTATGCAATTTATGAAACTGGAACTGATAAGTGGGAAGTAGGATTAGGAACAGTTACAGATGCAACTCCTGATACTTTATCACGAGATACAGTGTTAAGTAATTCTTCTGGTAATACTTCAAAAATTAATTTTGCAGGTACGTTAGATGTATTTTGTACTTTACCCGCAACGAAAACAGTATATTTAGATTCTGCTGGAGATCCAGTAGGAGCAGCAAGCGCAGGTTTTGCATTAGCAATGGCAGTGGCGTTATAGAAAAGGAAAAAATATGGCACAAGATTTTAGAAATGTATTAAAAAGCGCAACAGGAACAGGACCCGTTTCAGTTTTAGTAGCAGGAGATTATGATGCGGTAATTGGAATTAGATTATGTAATATAGTTGCAACAAGTATTACAGTTGATGTTTATATTACTAATACAGCAACTAATTATTACCTTGCAAAAGGAGTTAACATTCCACCTAATTCAGCAATTGAGCTTATTCAAGGTGGAGCAAAAATTGTAATGGCTAATGGTGATACTTTAAATGTGAAAAGTGATACAGCGAGTTCTCTGGACACGGTTCTTTCATATATTGATACTATTAGTTCATAGGAGGAATTATGACGGCAATAATAAATGGAATCCAATATATAGGGGGCCAAACAGCACCCAACGATTTTATACCTAATCAAGCGGCAACGATTGAAGGAACTCAAACTGTTGAAAATGGAGTTCTAGCAGGACCTCTTTCTTTACCAGGAACAATTATTATAACAGGAACGGTGGTAGTAGTTTAATGAGTAGAATCGAAGTAGATAAAATTCAACAACAATGCGGAACAACTTTAACAGTTGGTGGTGGAGCTTGTAAAACTGCAGTAGTAGATGCAACGACAGTAACTTTAGGTCGTTCTGGTGGTACAGTTTCACTAGCTTCAGGAGCAACTCAGTCAGGATTTGGTAGAACAGGAACTGTAGATTGGGAAACAACTCCAAAAGTTACAGGAGATTCTCCAGTGACAGGTGTTTCCGGCAAAGGATATTTTTTAAATACATCGGCAGGAGCAATTACAGTTAACTTACCAGCAGGAGCAGCAGGTTCAATTGTTTCCCTAGCGGATTATGCAGCCACTTGGCAAACATCTAATGTAACTGTTACTCCAAATGGAACAGATAAAATTGGTGGAATTGCACAAAATGCAACTTTATCAACAGAAGGACAATCGGTTACTTTTGTATATGTTGATTCAACACAAGGTTGGATCAATACAATGGATTCAACTTCTAATGTTAGAGGTACTCCACCTTTTATACAAGCTACAGGTGGAACACCATCTCAATCTGGAGATTATGAAATTAGAACTTTTACAGGCCCAGGAACATTTTGTGTTTCTTCATTAGCATCTTGTGCAGCAAATAATGTGGTTTCATATTTGGTTGTAGCTGGAGGTGGTGCTGGTGGTATAGGAGGAGATTCTCCCGGAGGAGGTGGCGCTGGTGGTTTTAGAGAATATAAAAGTCCAGTAGATTCTTATACAGCTTCACCTTTAGATGGTAATCCCGGTGGGACAGCAATTACAGTAACAACAACATCTTATCCAATTACAGTTGGAGGTGGAGCACCTTATCCTTCTTGTACAGGAACTCCTTCAGTTTTTAGTTCAATAGTTTCTGCAGGTGGAGGAAGAGGATCTAAAAATTGTTCACCAACTCAAACAGCAGTAGCAGGTGGTTCAGGTGGTGGTGGTGATGGAGGTGGAAACTGTTCGGGCGCTGCAGGTAATACTCCCCCAACAACACCAAGTCAAGGTTTTCCTGGTGGATGTGGTCAATCTATTCCAGCTAATAGAGGTGGAGGAGGCGGTGGTGGTGCAACTGCTGCAGGAGGAAATGCCTCATCTCCTAAACAAGCTGGAGATGGTGGAGCTGGAGCAACAACAAGTATTTCAGGAAGTCCCGTAGCGTACGCTGGTGGAGGCGGTGGAGTAGGTCAGAATGGAGACACGGGTGCAGGTGTTT